TTCGTAAGTAAAAGAACCTTCACTTGACTCAGTCTGAGACAAACCTTTCTCTATGTTTATATCAACCTGATCCATATGAACCTGCAATAATATTAAGTATCCAGTAACATCCATTAAATCGTTGTCACTTAAGTAAGTGTTTGAGTTTTTAATTCTATTTAGCTTGTCGTTTATACGAGCCTGTATAGCATACATAGGATCAACATTAAATAAAACACCTTTATCAAACACTGCGTTACCATAAGACTTATTTTTTTCTATCAATAAGTCTCTAATTTCATCACACTTTTTCTTTATTTGTTCTTGCATTTTTCTTTACTTTAGATTTAATAGCCTTTTTCTTAGCACTTTTATACTTGCGTTTATTCGATACTTGATCTTCAGAAATCTTTGGACTACGTTTAGACTTAGGTTTCTTTTCTTTGATGCTTCTAGCACGCCTTTGATTATCTTCTTCATTTTCTTTAATTCTTTTAGAATATTTAACCATGTCCCAAGCAACTAAAACAGATATAGTTAAGACTACTAATACGGGTAATAAAACCATGTTAATTTAATTTAATTGTTAGACTTAATTTAATTTTTACCTTTTACTTTTCCTCCTGGCCTCTTAATGATACCACCAAAACCGTTATACTCTGAAACGTCTTTCATTTGTTTACCACAATCGCAGATTGACTCAGGCTTAATTACCTTATTATCAACTACTTTTATTGTAAACTTAGTAACATCAGTTGTTTTTTGACAATTTTCACAAAATAATTTCATAAGCGTGTTTTAATATACATCGTTAGACATGCACAAGTACTTAGGGTTTTCTATACTAGTAACCCTAACTTGTATGTCGTGAGAAGATTTATGTTTATACCTCAGTCTTTTCATGTAGAACTTATTATTGTTAAGATCTTCAACATTTATATCTGTTGTAGTAGTTGTAACGCTAGCCTTATTCCAGCTCTTAGCTGGTTTTTCAACACCCTTAACGTATCTAACTACCCTCCACTCATAGTTTATCTTTGCGTAATATATCTCCTTTCTCATACTACCAATTTGATATTTTAGATAACCTTTGAATAGTCTCATTTAACTTATCTATCTTACTATTAGCGACAGTTAAGCTATGTTTTAAAGCCCTATTTTCTCTCTCCAGTAATTTTATTCTATGCGTCCTTCTGTTTTTTACACTCTCATCCTCTGTACTTAAGATAGAGTCTACAATATTATCCTTGATTCCATGACTCTCAACGATGCCATAAGCCATGTCGTACATTTCCTTGTAGTTCCTATCATATGTATATAAGTTATCATGGTTTCCACAATAATGTACTATAGATGCGTGGTGCTTATTAAAGATATTACCTATCAACTGAAAGGACAACGATAAATTATTTCTTATACACGAGGCTATAGCAACATTTGTATCTACTAGGTATCTATTTCTGGTATCTACAATGTTTATAGATATTTCTCTAAACTCATACAAGGCTTTAATTATATCTAAAACTACTTCTTTATCTTTCTTACTCATACTTATGCGTTCTACACGAGAAGTAATTTTCTCTATCGCACTTAGGTTATTCACCTTCCTTATTCTTTTTGATGTATCTTTCATAACTAAAACGATTCATTTGGTTGTGCTGAAATAAACTTTTCAGTAAAATCTTGTGGATCAACAAACTTTGTAAACTCCTTCTTAAACACTAGTGGTAAAGTACCAGTACCTATATTCCTTCCTTTAGCTATAATAAGGTCTACCAGTCCTTCTGTTGACCTTCCACTATCATCATTCATGATGCCATAGTACTCAGGTCTATACACGAGCATAACAATATCTGATGCTTGTTCTATCTCACCAGACTCACGAAGGTCAGACAGACTAGGTCTACACCCATCTCTACGTTCTACACCTCTACTTAGCTGAGATAAAGCAACAACTGTTATGTTCAACTCTTTAGCTATATTCTTTAACTCACGAGCCACAACAGCAACCTCTTGTTCTCTTGAAGCACCAGAAGCCTTAACTAACTGAAGGTAGTCAACTAAAAAGAACTTAACATCCTTAGTAATTACATACTGCCTTATCTTATTTAAAAGGTATCGAAGGGACGAGTCTTTACACTCATCAACGTACAAACAAGTGTTCTCAAGTTTGCCTATGGCTCTGTTGACTCTATTAAACTCATCTCCTTCCAGTGAACCCTTCATTATGTATCTGTTGTTTACCTCACTCTCTAGCGAAACTAATCTCTGTAGTAGTTGAGTATCTCCCATCTCGTAAGAGAATACTGCAGTAGGAACACCAGCCTTAACGCAGTTATAACAAAAGGCTAGTCCAAGTGATGTCTTACCCATTGATGAGGCACCACCAATAACAACAAGGTCAGTCTCTTGCCACCCACCAGTAAATTTATCTAGCGATTGAAATCCAGTTGGTAGACCTACCATATCATCTGACTCCATCCTTCTTTTAATGTCGCTATACAACACCTTCAACTGCTCTTTAATGTCTGGTATGTCACTACCCCTTATCTCAGATATAGACTTAATCTCAGCCTCCATGAAATCTAACATATCGAAAAGGTCATCACCTCTGTCGATTCTGTTAGTCATTGTCTCTGTTAACTTTTTAAGCCTGATCTTTTTATCCTCTTGAGATAAATAGGCTACCATGTTGCCAGTTATATAAGCGTAATAGTCTGAAGACATACACTCTGCAACTCTAACATCTACAAAAGAATCCTTGATACTTGAAGATATTGTAATCATATCAACCTTATCACCTTTATCTAAGTGATTTGATATAACCTTATATATCTTTTTATTAAGAGGGTCTTTGAATATACTATCAGATAACTGAGAGTGATAGTCGTAGTAATCTTTTGGATTGTTAAGTAACTTACCAATAAGCCTAACCTCCATGTCCTTGTTATCTTTCATCGGTAACATATTCTGGTTTGACATATCTATTTACTTTCTTCTTATCGAACTTCACTTCACTAGTCCAACCTTTGTTGTTCAACCAAGTTAGTGGGTTCTTTCTATATTTTTTATCTGGAGTTGACTCAACATATGTTTTAACTTGCTTGACTGCCTCACCCATCTCTACAAGGGTTAAGTTCAAGAAAGTCTTTCTGCATCTGCTTACATCAATTTTTTTATCATATAAATTCCAGAACATATCGAAAGCCTTAGCTTTCCTTTCATCTTCTTCTTTAGGTTTCTCTTCATCATAGAATCTAACATCCTTAACATTAATATGTGATATAATGTTATTAAATACACATGCAGATTCTAGATCGTTATTATAGAACTCTCTTATTTCGTGCTTATTATTGAAGACGATAATAATGCACTGCTCATCCAACTCTACTGATGTGATGCTATCTGAGTTAACTATAAGTGATTCGCTTAATCTAATCTTCATCTAAAACTTTTTTAAGTTGTACTAAAAATTCAAAGAATACCCTAAGAACTACCAAAGCTATTAGCAATGGGAATACTAGGTGTGTGATTATCATGGTTTGGTTTTTTTAAAGTAACAGGCTCATAGGTTTTGTTTGACACAATTATCAGCAGTAGCTATGATTATAAGAGTTTAACTGCAAGTCACTCATGCCTATTCATTTATCGGTTTATCGGTTTAAGGGTATATATATACCCTTTTAAACTTATAAACTTATGATCTAAAATGGTAGGTCATCCGAAGACTTTTCTTTAACCTCAGGCTTGTAAGTGTTAACCTCAACATAGTGAGTCTTACCATACTCGTTAGTCTGCTTCATCTTAGCTACCTTTAACTTGATGAACTTGTCGCCATTGTACTCAAACATGTGGCTACCAGCATCGTTTTTAAGTTTACTCAAATTTAAAGAGAACTCAACCATGTCTCCATCAAATTTTTCAACTCCGTTTCCTACATAAATTCTGTCTGTCTTACTCATAATTTCTAGACTTAAAATAATTATTTAATGCCTCCCTTTCGTTAGTGTGAATGTAACCGATAATCTTTTTAAAGTGATGAACTCTAAAGTCCTCTGGATTATCAATATACTTTCTTAGGGTAGGTTGGCTTAACCCTAGTCTTTCTGATAAGAAAAGAGTAGTAACTCCTTCCTTCTTTAATTTATCTTTTAATGTCATAACGTTTCCATTATTAAATGTTGTTCAACAATTTCTTCGTTATCTATGAAGAATCTTCTGTAAATATCCAGTAGGTACTTATACTCTTGCCTACCTCTCTCTATGAACTCATCTCCAGCATAGAATATAGATACGTTATATGGTCTCTCTTTCTCTTGAGTTATAAATACAAACTCATCGCAGTTAAAACCATCCATGTAAAAGGCTGATTGCCTATCATATCCGTACTTCTTACAAGAGTTGGAAAACCCATAGAAACTACCATCTGCAGTAGTCTTAAGGTCTATTAAGGTCTTACCATTACGATAGTCAGCCTTACCTTTGCAGAACACACCACTATCATCATCTTTCCAAGCGTTAGCT